AAGGACAAATAAAAAATGCGGCCGAAATCTTAGTAAGCGAACAAGAAATATTAGTAGATGGCGAAATAGGTATGGAAGCTGAAATGCCACCTATGGATTTCAATTCCAATTTAGTAGATTTTATCAATCCAATAGTTTTGCAAAAGTTAGCATCCGATTTAATTAGTTCAGTAGAGAGCGACAAACAATCAAGAAGTGAGTGGGAAAAAACTTACAAAGACGGTTTGCAATATTTAGGCATGAAATTTGACGAGAGCCGTTCGCAACCATTTGAAGGTAGTTCTGGCGTGATACACCCTATCTTGGCAGAAGCAGTCACGCAGTTTCAAGCCCAAGCTTACAAAGAAATGTTACCAGCCAAAGGTCCAGTCAAAACCGAAATAATTGGAGCTCGAACAATAGATACCGAAAATCAAGCCGAGCGCATCCAAGAATTTATGAATTATTACATTATGAATGTAATGGAAGACTATGACCCAGAACTAGACATGTTGTTGTTTTACTTACCTTTAGCTGGTTCTGCTTTCAAAAAAGTTTATTTTGATTTTGTGACCAACAAAGCTGTATCTAAGTTCATCCCACCAGAAGACTTGATTGTGCCTTATGAAGCAGCTGATTTATCCTCTGCGGAACGAGTCACGCATGCAATCAGCATGTCACTCAATGAAGTCAAAAAACAACAACTAACTGGTTTTTATGCGAATGTTGATATACCAGAAGATGCTTATAGTGACGAAGATTCAGAGATAGAAAACGAAATTGACCAAATTCAAGGTATAGAAGCTAGTTACAAAGAGGATAGAAACCGAATAATTTATGAAATTCATACAGTTTTAGACATAGAAGGCTTTGAAGACGTTGACCAAAATGGGAATCCAACAGGTTTAAAACTGCCTTACATAGTGACGATTGACGAGGCTTCACAACGAGTTCTAGCGATTAGAAGAAACTTTGTCGAAAACGACATGCTAAAAAATAAAATTAATTATTTTGTGCAATATAAATTTTTACCGGGCTTAGGTTTCTATGGCCTTGGGTTGTCACACATGATTGGTGGCTTATCAAAAGCGTCTACTTCTATTCTAAGACAATTAATTGATGCTGGTACTCTGGCTAATTTACCAGCAGGTTTTAAAGCTAGAGGCATGCGTATCAGAGATGAAGACGAGCCTTTACAACCTGGCGAATTTAGAGATATAGATACCACAGGTGGCACCTTGAGAGAAAATCTAATACCACTACCAATCAAAGAACCAAGCAACGTGTTGATGCAATTACTTGGTTTGTTAGTGGATTCTGGTAAAAGATTTGCTGCTATTGCGGATATGAATATTGGCGATGCTAACGCAAATATGCCTGTTGGTACTACGGTAGCTCTATTAGAACGTGGTACGAAGGTAATGAGTGCTATCCACAAACGTCTGCATTATGCGCAAAAATTAGAATTCAAACTTCTATCAAAAGTATTTGCTGAATATTTACCACCAGCTTATGACTTTCAAACAGGATCGGCACCAGCTGAAATCAAACAATCTGACTTTGATGGTCGCATAGATGTTATCCCGGTATCAGATCCTAATATTTTCTCACAAAGTCAAAGAGTCACTTTGGCTCAAGAGTTATTACAGATGGTGCAATCAAATCCACAAGTGCATGGTCTGAACGGTATCTATGAAGCTTATCGTCGTATGTACGCAGCTTTAGGTATTGATAACGTCGAAGCCTTGATACAAGCACCACCTGACACGACGCCACGACCCATCGATGCTGGTACTGAAAATTCTGGTTTATTACTAGGGCAACCAGCTCAAGCATTTGCTGGACAAAACCATCAAGCGCATTTAGAAACACATCGTAGTTTATTCTTAACCAAAGTGGTTCAAGAAAACCCACAGATACAATCCATGATAATAAGTCATTGCATGCAACATTTGCAGTTTTTATCCACAGAATTAGCACAGGAAACTATCCCAGAAGAAGTTTTAGTTAGAATCCAAGAGGTCCAAAGCCAGATACAACAAGTTTCCCCTATGGAAGCTCAACAGATAGCGACTGAAATACAGATGATATTAGATCAATTCAGTGCGCCAATCTTAGCAGAATTGACTGATAACTTTTTACAATCCATCGGTCAAGGTGCTAGTAGCGACCCATTAGTAGATATTAGAAAAGCAGAACTGCAACTAAGAGATAAAGAGTTAGATTTAGAAGCCCAACAATTTGACACCAAACAAGAGCAACGAGCTCAAGAAAAAATGATGGAATCAGACTTGGCGCAAAAACGTATTGATGTACAGAAAGACATCGCAGATGATAAGCTACAAGTAGCAGTGGATAGATTGGCACAAAACGCCAATCTTAAATTGTTAGAATTAGAACAAAAAATGAGAGGATGATATGAATACTAGGGAGAAGTTTTTAGCAGAGTTAAAAGCAAAAAAAGAGGCAGCAAGAACAGCCGAAGCAGAAGCTTTATCACAAGCTAACGCTCAAAAAGCAGCCGAGCAAAAAGAAAGTGACGAACGCATAGCTGCAAAAATTAAGCGTTTGGCTGGTGGCGATGAAGTCAAAAAGCCTAAAGCTAAAAAAACAACAGCAAAGAAAACTACAAAAAAAACCAGAGGTAGGCCAAAAAAAGCATCATAATGGATGAAGTTACACTGATGGATTTTGTCAAAAAAAAGATAAAAGACCGGGAAAACCAAATACAAGAAACTTTAATGTCTGGTTCGCTGAAAGATATAGAACATTATAAATATTTGCAAGGCGAACTTTCTGCTTTATACTATATTACCAATGAACTGCAAGAACATTTTAAGGATAACAACTAAGTAAATGAGCCAACTCAAATCAACCAATGAAATTGTTGCTGATGCTTACGTTGAACAAGATGCTAGAGTTTTAGATCCTAGTTTATTGGATAATTCCCTGATAGACCGTATGCCTCAACCAACAGGTTGGCGTATTTTAGTTTTGCCTTATGCTGGCAAAGTTAAAACCAAAGGCGGTATTATTCTGGCAAACGAAACAGTCAATCGAGAAGCTTTAGCGACAGTAGTGGCTTATGTGGTAAAGAAAGGTCCACAATGCTACAACGATAAAGCTAGATACGGAGAAACCCCCTGGTGTGAAGAAAAACAATGGGTTTTAATAGGGCGCTATTCTGGCTCTAGGTTTAAATTAGAGGACGGTGCAGAAGTTCGCATCATCAATGATGATGAAGTGATAGCCACCATTCTTGATCCAGACGACATAGTGAGTTTATGATGAGTGAACAAGAAAGTAACACAGCTCCAAATACACCAGAAGAAGAGCTAGAGATACAGGTAGAAGATCAACCAACCGAAGCAGTTGCAACTGAGCCTGCTATCAGTCCAGAAGAAGAACTTGATAATTACACCAAAGGTGTTTCAAAAAGGATTAATAAGCTTAACGAAAGACATCGTGCGGCCGAAGAAAGAGCTGCGAAATTAGAGCAAGCTTTATTACAAAGTCAGAGAGAAAACGCAGCTTACAAACAAGAAAGTTTAAAAAGCCAATCGGCTTTAATTGAAAAAGAAGAAGAAGCACTAAAAGCCAAAGAAGTACAAGCTGATGAATTGTATAAAAAAGCAGTTGCGTCTGGCGATGCTGAATTGATGTCAAAAGCAGACACGCTCAAAAGTGATTTATCTATCCAAAAAGAAAAAGTAAGAATTGCTAAACAACAAGCAGAGCAAATGCCTACAGCCGAATCTACGCCTGTAGAACAGAATTTTGTTCAACCAGAACAACAACAAGAAATAGTACCTACCGAACAAGCAAAAGCTTGGCACTCAAAAAATTCTTGGTATGGCGATACGGCCAACCCGGATAATTTACAAGCCACGCAATATGCTTATTTCACTCATTACAATCTTATCAATGAAGGTTTTGAAGCCGACTCAGAAGATTATTACAATGAGCTTGATGCTCGTGTAGGCAAGGTTTACCCAGATATTTTATCAGGGCAAAGTGTCGCGCAAGAAGAGGAAAAACCCGCTGTGCAAAGAGTTACCTCTACTTCCGTAGGAAGCCGACAAAAAACACAAGGCAAAAAGAACGGAGTGACTTTCTCCAAAGCAGAAGTCGAACGTCTCAGAGGACTAAAGCCACACAATATGTCGGAAGACGCGTGGTTAAAGTCTGTTGCTAAAGAAAAACAAAAAATTTCCGCAAGGGAGGCAAAATAATGACTGATGAAAAAGAGAATGTAACCACTAGGCAATCTCGTGAATCCGAGCAACACGCTAAAACGACTCGTAGACAACCATGGAGACCAGTAAGAAAGCTAGAAACCCCTCCAGCTCCAGAAGGATATGAATATCGTTGGATAAGAGAATCCATGTTGGGACAAGAGGATAGAGGTAATGTAAGTCGAAGACTAAGGGAAGGTTATGAACTCGTAAGAGGTACAGATCTGCCTGCGGAATTTGAATTACCTACCATGGATTCTGGACGACACGCTGGTATTGTATATAACGAAGGTCTACTTTTAGCAAAAATACCTGTCGAGACTAGAGATGAACGTAACTCTTACTATGCTGACAAAAGCCGTCAAGCAAAGGAAGCATTGGACAACAACATGTTCAATGAAACGAACAAGGAAAGTCGATACGTCAAGTATGATTCTGACCGTAGATCGAATGTTACTTTTGGAAAAAAGTGACACTCAATAAATAGGAGTAAATCTTATGGCTAATAATGATAGTCCATTTGGCTTAAAACCTGTTCGTATGATGAGTGGTGCACCTTATTCTGGCGGTCAAAGCCGATACAGAATTGCAAGTGGAGCGACTACACCTATATTTCAAGGCGACTTAGTTACCCAACTAACAGCTGGAGTTATAGGTAGACACGCCGCAACTGGAACCGTTCCGATTGTCGGAGTGTTTAACGGAGTTCAATACACTGACCCCACTACAGGCGAACAAGTATTTAAGAACTATTATCCAGGCAGTATTGCTGCTTCGGATATTATCGCAAGCATTGTTGATGATCCTAATGTCGTATTTGAAGTACAAGCAGATGCAGCTATGCCTGTAGCTGACTTGTTCGGAAATTTTGACATAGTGGATAATTCACCTGTAGGCGATACTAAGTCTGGAAGATCGAACGCAGAACTTGACGTAGGTACTGGCGCTACAACAGCGACTTTGCCTTTGAAAGCTCTCGACATCTCTCAGGATCCCGATAACGATGATGTATCATCATCCAACACCAATGTACTGTGTGTGATTCAGAATCACATCATGGGACAAAAAGGTGCTGGTTTAGCATAAGGAGTAAATAAATAATGGCAATTTCAAGAGCACAACTCGCTAAAGAGTTAGAGCCTGGACTAAATTCTTTATTTGGACTTTCTTATGATGAATACGACCGTGAATACGAAGAAATCTTTGCAATAGAAGATTCTAGTAGAGCGTTTGAAGAAGAAGTCCTAATTACAGGATTCGGCTCGGCACCAACAAAGTCTGAAGGACAAGGAGTTAGTTTTGACAACGCTTCTGAAAGTTACAGCGCAAGGTACACCCACGATACTGTGGCCTTAGCGTTTGCACTTACAGAAGAAGCTGTAGAAGACAATCTCTACGATTCTTTGGGTAAAAGGTATGTCAAAGCACTAGCAAAATCTATGGCTAACACCAAAGAGGTTAAAGGTGCAGACGTATTAAACAACGCTTTTTCATCTAGTTTTCTAGGTGGAGATGGTAAATCTTTGATAGCAACAGATCACCCCTTAGCTGGCGGTGGTTCAGTAGCTAACAGAGCTACTTCTATGGCTGATCTTAATGAAACGTCTTTAGAAGATGCGTTGATTGACATATCAACTTTCACAGATGATAAAGGATTAATTATCTCTGTCCAAGCGGATAAACTTATTATCCCACCGCAACTTGTTTTTGTTGCTGACAGAATACTTAATTCACCACAAAGGTCTGGCACAGCAGATAATGATATAAACGCTATCAAGAACACTAATGTTCTACCGGGCGGTTATTCAGTAAATCATTATCTTACTGACCCAGATGCTTTCTTCATCCTTACTTCAATAACGGCACAAGGAGAAGGTCTTAAAATGTTCCAAAGAACTGCGATGGAAACATCCATGGAACCAGACTTTGCTACTGGCAACATCCGTTATAAAGCAAGAGAAAGATATTCTTTTGGTTTCTCTGATTGGAGAGGAATCTATGGATCACAAGGTGCATAACAAGAACTCGTAGTACAGTTTTTAACTCAGTATTACAAAGAAGAGGACTCGAAAGAGTCCTTTTTTTTATTTACATAGTTGTATAATAATTTATAATAATTTACAAAATATTATAAAGATGAAAAATTTATACGACAAATCAGCTGCCTATGAAGCAATAACCGATGTTGGCGTAGGTTTTTTCTTAGCTTTCCCGGTTGCTTTAGGGGTACTCTCTTTTTCTACTTGGTTGGGACTGAGCATTACTACCACAGCAGTATTTCAGACAATAGTGTTTACTTTGGTTTCTTTGTTAAGAAAATACTTTGTGCGAGTGCATTTTAAGAGAACCAACGGCGAATAATCTAAATCTACCTCTCAGTTGTCAAACTTATAGGCAAGTAGTATTATCAGACTTGTAGAACTAATTGTTGCAGACATGGTGTTTGCAATGGCTAAATTTAAGGAGGCTGATTATGACTACGCACTTTACTTCGGGTGTTACCAATGTTGGGACCGATTCAACATTAGGTAAACTTAAAGCACCTGCACCCCATAAGTATCACACTTATTTTAATGATTTTGATACTTACTTAGCGTCCGATTGGACAATTACAACAACAGAGGATGGCACAGGATCCGCAACTGAGGCATTAGCTGATGGCGACGGTGGTTTACTATTAGTAACCAACGCAGCTGGAGATAATGACCACGACTTTTTCCAACTTGTAAAAGAAGGTTATAAGTACGAGGCTGGCAAACAGTTAGCATTTAACATGCGATTTAAAACCAGTGATGCTACCCAGTCTGACATTGTTGCTGGTTTACAACTGACTGATACATCGCCATTAGATGTCACAGACGGCATCTTCTTTTTGAAATCAGATGGAGCTACAACAATCAGCTTCATTGTTGAAAAAGACAGCACACAGTCAACATTGACTCTGCCTAATTCATTGGCTGACGATACTTTTATGACTATAGGATTCGTTTACGATCCTAAAGATCAAAAGTTTCATGTCTTTCAAAACAATGTATTAGCTGGCACAGTTGTTAGCACTAATGCTCCAGATGACGAAGAATTAACTCTTTCGTTTGGCATACAAAATGGTGCTGCTGCTGCAAAAACTTTGACTGTCGATTACATCGGTGCAAGCAAAGAACGTACTGCTGCCACAGAACTGTAAGGAGTAACACATGGCTGATACAGTAACAAGTCAGACAATACAAGATGGTGAGCGAATTGCCGTGCTTAAATTCACTAACGAGAGTGATGGCACAGGCGAAGCGGCTGTAAAAAAAGTAGATGTTTCGGCCTTGACTACTAATAGTCGAGGCGAAGCATGTACTTCTGTATCTATAGCTAGAATATATTGGGCATGTCGAGGCATGGGTGTTGATA